CTCAACGCCAAGGGCCAGCCCATCATCGTCGGGGTGCAGTGATGTCGCTCGGAGAGCTCTACCAGCAGGATGTCGACCGCTCGCTGTCGACGATGGCGGCGATCCCGCCCGACCCGCCGAAGCGCGAGGAACGCAGCGCGTGGAGCGCGCCGTGGCGCATCGTCAAGAGCGCGGCGGCCGGCGTGCTCGGCACGGTGGCCGACGTGGCCAAGGGCTACGGTGCTGCGGCGCTGATCGCCGACGAGGCCAACCCGGTGGCGCGCGCGGCGCTGGGCGATGCGGCGGTGCGCCGCGGCGGCGACGAAGGGCGCGCGGCGATCGCCAGCGGCGAGGCCACGGTGTCGGAGTTCGGCGATTCCCTGCGCGCGCTGCGCACCGAGTTCAGGCCCGACCCGCTGACGGCAAGCAAGGCCGAGCAGACGGTGTTCGGCATCGGCGAGGGGCTGCTGAAGATCGGCGGCGCGGCGCTGGCCGGCGGGCCGATCGGCGTGGGCCTGATGTCGGCCCAGATGGGCGCCGAGCACGCCGACGACCTGCGCGGGCAGGGCGTCGACCCCGTGACGCGCACGAAGGTCGGGCTGCTGACCGGCGCGGTGACGGGCGTCTCGGTGGCGCTGCCGGCGTGGGGCTCGAGCCTGGGCCGCACCGCAGCGTGGTGGGCCGCGGGCGGCACGGCGACGGTGGCGCAGACGGCGCTGACGCGCGAGATCCTGCAGCGCGCGGACTACGCCAGGCTGGCCGAGCAGTACGACCCGCTGGACCCGCTGCAACTGGCGCTGGCCTACGGCATGCCGGCGCCGTTCGCGGGCTACGGGGCGTGGCGCAACCTGCGCGCGGCGCGTGGCTCAAACGCGACGGCAAGACCGGAAGCGGCGCCCGCTGGAACACCGGACGCCATTCCCACGGCGCCGCCTGTTCCGCCCGAGGTCGTGGACGCGGCGATGGTGCACAACCTGACGCTACAGCAGGACGTGCACGAGGCTGGCGTCGTGCGGCCCGAGACGGCGCAGATTGTTCGGCCAAGCGATAGCGGACAACCTGAACCGCAACGTGCTGGCGCGCGAGCAAGCGGACCTGAAGGCGCAACCGCAACCGTCGTCACCGAGCGCGGCCTGACGGCACCGGTCCGATACCGCCTCGTCGAGGCGTCGGACCTGATCACCTCCCACACCAACGACCTGACGCCCACCGCGGCGTTTCCGGCCGAGCTGCAGCCGCGCGACCGCTCTCGCTCGGCCAGCGCCGATCAGATCGCGCGCATCGAGAACGCGGTGCGGCCCGAGCTGCTGGGCGAGTCGGTCAAGGCCAGCGACGGCGCGCCCATCATCGGGCCCGACGCCGTGGTCGAGTCTGGCAACGCGCGCACGATCGCGCTGCGCCGCGCTTACGAGTCGGGTAAGGCCGACGGCTACCGGCAGTGGCTGGCCGCCAATGCGCAGCGCTTCGGGCTCACGGCCGACCAGGTGGCCGGCATGCTCCGCCCGGTGCTCGTGCGCGAGCGTTACGGCAACCTTGACCGGGCGGAGTTCGCGCGCCAGGCGAACGAGTCGGCCATCGCCGCGATGTCGCCCACCGAGCAGGCGCGCGCTGACGCCGCGCGCGTCACCGACCTAACCGGGCTGGTGGCCAACGAGGATGGCTCGATCAACCTGGCGAAGTCCGCCGGCTTCGTGCGGCAGTTCATGCAGCAGGCGGTCTCGCCGACCGAGCGTGGCGCGATGCTGCAAGCCGACGGCCGGCTCTCGCAGGCTGGCCAGCAGCGGCTGCGCAACGCGATCTTCGCCAAGGCCTACGGCGACGCGAACCTGGTCTCGATGCTGGCCGAGTCGACCGACAGCAACGTGCGCAACGTCCTGGCTGGGCTGATGCGCGCGGCGCCCGAGGTGGCGCGGCTGCGTGACCTTGTGGCAGCTGGCGCGCGACACCCGATGGACGTGGCCGGAGACATGGTGCGCGCGGTGCAGGAGTTCTCGAAGATCCGAGCCGACGGCATGACCGTCGACCAGTTCATGGCGCAGGGCAACCTGCTGGACGCGGGCCTGCCGCCGCAGCTGCAGACGCTGCTCGCGGGGCTTCAGGAGAACGCGCGATCACCCCGTCGCATCGGCGAGATGGTGCGGCAGCTGGTCGATTCCGTCGACGCGCTGGGCGACCCGCGCCAGGCCGGCCTGCTCGAGGATCGTGCGCCCACCCAGGCCGACGTGACGGCCGCCGCGGTCGAGCGCATGCGCACGCTCAGCGACGAGCAGATCACCGACACGCCGGCGCCGCTGAACAAGCCCAGCACCGACCCGCTGCTGGCCTCGATCGCCGATCGCGTGTCCGCTGTCGAAGCCACGGCCGGCGACATGGTGGTGCGCACCGACGAAGCCGGGCGCCCTGTGACGGTGGCCGACGAGCTCGCGCGCATCCGACGCGAAGCGGCCGAGGGGACCGATGCAGAGCTGGGTGCGCTCGACGCCGACCTGGTGCGCGTCGCGGCGGAGTGCGCGCTGTCGATGGGGTCTACGTGAGTGCTCTGACCACGGCTGCCAACAGCAGGCCAGCGGCCACGAGTGCCATCACCTGCACGAACCACGTGCGCATGAACCGGAGTGCGCCGCGCCAGTTGCCGGCCGCGCCGAGCCCTGCCACCGCCAAGACGGCAACGGCACCAACGACGAACCACAGCACTGGAAGGTAGCTACCCATGGCGATGAAACCGCAATGTGCCACAGCAGTCCGTGCCGCAGCTGGCGGCCGGCCCATCAGCGAAGCGAAGCTGCAGGCGATTGAGGACTCGATCAGCAGCACGATGCGCGAGCTGGCGCGCCGGGACCGCCAGCGCTGGCAAGGCCTCACGCGCGACCAGCGGGTGGCCGAAGCGATGGCGAAGGCGATGGAAGACATCCAGGCCGAAGCCGCGCTCAAGGAATACCGGGCCAGCCTGCAGGTGCTGCGCACCGCCGAGACCGACTCGCGCGTCGCCGAGCAGATGCGGCTGACAGGGCTCACCCGGTCGCAGGGGCTGATCCGCGACATCGAGAACACCAGTGACTACGTGCACGCGGTGCGCAACGAGGCGATCTCGGGCCTGGCCGACATGATCGACGCGGCCGAGTCGCGCGACGGCACCGGTGCGCTGCGCAACCTGGGCATGCGCATCTTCGACCTCGACAACCCGCAGATGACGGCCGACGTGGTGCGCGAAGTGTTCGCCAATGCCGACGGTTCCACGGGGAACAAGGTCGCGCAGGCGGGCGCGAAGGCGTGGCTCGACGTGATCGAGAAGATGCGCCAGCGCTTCAACGCTGCGGGCGGTGCGATCGGCAAGCTCGGGTATGGCTACCTGTCGCAGGCTCACGATGCCGTGCGTGTGCTCGAGGCCGGTACCGAGACCTGGGCCAAGAAGGTGCTGCCGCTGCTGGACCGAGAGCAGTACGTGCGCCCTGACGGCTCGCTGATGAACGACGCCGAGCTGACCGACCTGCTGCGCGGAGCGTGGGAGACGATCAGCACCGGCGGTGACAGCAAGACCGAGCCGGGCCAGTACCGCGGCAGCGGCTCGCGCGCCAACCGTGGCAGCGATCACCGCGTGCTGCACTTCCGGGACGGCGACGCCTGGATGGCCTACATGACCGAGTACGGGGAGGGCTCGCTCTACGACTCGATGGTCGGCCACGTCGGGCGCATGGCCCGCGACATCGGCCTGGTCGAGCGCTACGGGCCCAATCCCGAGCAGCAGTTTCGCGTGCAGTCGGACATCGCGCAGCGCGCCGACGGCGTTGGCACGATGGGGAACCGGTCCGCCGGCAACACGCCCGATGCCTACTGGTCGATCCTCAGCGGCAAGACCGGCACCCCGGAGAACCGCGTGGTCGCGCAGATCGGGCAGGACGCGCGCAACATCCAGACCGCTGCGAAGCTGGGCGGCGCGGTGCTGTCGTCGACCACCGACGTGGCCACCGTGGCGGCCAGCCTGCACTACAACCGGCTGCCCTACTTCTCGATGCTGGCCAACTTGGGCCGGCAGTTCAGCCGCGAGCAGCGCGACTTCCTGCAGGCGCACGGCGTGATCGGCGAAGCGCTGACCAGCACGCTGAATCGCTGGACCGGCGACCACATGACGCACAGCCTCACCGGCCGCGTGGCCGGCAGCGTGATGAAGCTCTCGCTCATGAACGCCTGGACCGATGGGCTGCGAGGCGCGTTCGCTGCGACCATGATGCAGGGCTTCACGAAGAAGCTGGGCAAGGCCTGGGGCCAGCTCGACGCCTGGGACCAGTGGCTGATGCAGCGCAAGGGCATCACCGAGGCCGACTGGGCTGTGATCAGCAAGGCCGCGCCGACCGAGCGCAACGGCGTGCAGTACCTGACCGCCGATGCGATCCGGGCCACCGGCGCCGAAGGTGCTCCCGAGGCTGCGACGAAGTGGCTCGCCTTCGTGTCCGACGAGGCGCAGTTCGCGGTCATCTACCCCGACATCGCGACGCGCGCGATCGTCACCGGCGGCGGCATGCCGGCCGGCACGGTGCGCGGCGAGGCCATGCGCTCGTTCATGCAGTTCAAGAGCTTCCCGCTCGCGATGCTGACTAGGCACTGGCGCCGCGTGTTCGAGACGCCGCAGGGCCTTGAGGGCGCGCCTATGGGCTACGGGGCCACCAGCAGCACCGGAGCCGCGGTCAATCGCGTGGCGGTGCTGGCCGCCATCAACGTGACGCTGATGATGATCGGCGCGCTCGTGATGCAGAACAAGGCGCTGGTGCAGGGCAAGGATCCCTACGACATGACCGAGGGCAAGTTCTGGATGCGCGCCATGGCCCAGGGCGGCGGCGCTGGCTACGTGGGCGACCTGCTGTTCAAGGATCCGACCGAGCAGCGCGGCAGCAACGTCGAGCAGGGCGTGGGCGCCATCCTCGGGCCGGCAGCTGGTGCGGCAGCGGGCCTCGTGGGCGACCTCGGCGTGGTCAATGCATGGGAGGCGGCCAAGGGCAAGGAGACACACATCGCGGCCGAGGCGCTGCGCTGGGTCAACTCGCAGATGCCCTACGTCAGCCTGTGGCAGGTGCGCGGCGCTTGGGGACACTGGTTCCTGCACAACGCCCAGGAGGCGGTGAACCCGGGCTATCTCTCGCGCATGCAGCAGCGCTCGATGAAGGACTGGGGGCAAGGCTACTGGTGGACCCCGGGGGAAGCGCTGCCCGACAGGGCTCCCGATTTCGAGCGCGCCGTCGGACAATAGGGGCCCATGCGCCCCGACCAGCTCACTCGTCTCGAAAGCCTTCGCGATCGCCTCGTCGAGCGCGCGCTGATTGACGCCGACCCGGGCAACTGGGTGGCGGGCGAGAAGGCGCCGAAGGACATGACCCGCGACGAGCGCGGCGATGCGAAGTGGTGCCGCGGCCTGGCGATCAACACCGTGTCGCTGGCCATGCAGGTGCAGCGGCTGATGGCCAACGTCGAGACCGGCGGGGCCATCGTGCCCGATCAGCCCGATGTGCCGGCGGACGCGGAGGCCGATCCTGTCGAAGCTGAGGTGGCGCGCTTCGAGGCGGCGGCGGCGGAAGTGCTGGCAGCGCGCGCCGTGAGGGCGGCACGCGATGCAAAGCCCAAGCTCTGACGCGATCTCCTTCGTCGCCTTCTTCAACCGCTGGGCCGAGATCCAGGGCTGGACGGTCCCTGACCTGCACGTCGAGATCTGCACCTGGCTTGCCGAGGAGCAGGCCCCCGAGCGCGTGCTGATGGTCTTCCGAGGGGCGGCCAAGTCCACGCTGTACGCGGTGCACAAGGCGTGGAAGCTCTGGCGCAACCGCTCGCACCGCTCGCTCGTCTGGTCGGCCGACAACGAGACCGCGGGGATGCTGACCGCCGACACGATCAACGTGCTGCGCAATCACCCGTGGTGCCGCGGCATGCTGCCGTCGAAGCCAGGCGCGAAGCGGTTCTGGGTCAACGGCGCGAGGGACGCCCGCAACGCCAGCATGCGAGCCGTCGGCGTGACCTCGAACGCCACCGGCGCGCGGGCCGACGACGTGGACTTCGACGACATTGAGGTGCCGGGTAACATCGAGACGCCCGAAGCGCGGCTCAAGCTGCGCCAGCGCATCAGCGAGTCGACACACATCGCGGTGCCGGGCGCCCAGAAGACCTACATTGGCACGCCCCACACGCACGACTCGATCTACCCGGAACGCATCGCCGCGGGGGCTGCCGTGCTGAAGATCCCACTGTTCGCGCACTCGGTGCGCTACACCGACACCGGCAAGCGCACGCGCTACGAGTTCCGGCACCCGGTCGGGCCCGATGGGCTGTACGTGATGGCCGGCATCCACAAGGGCGCGCGCATGCTGCGGCAGGGCGTCGACTTCCTGTTCGAGGCTGGCTTCGTGGTCTTCCCCTCAGCCCCGGGCGTGGTCATCGACATCTGCTCGGGCTGCGCCTGGCCCGAGCGCTTCACGCGTGACGAGATCGAGCGGCGGCGCAAGGAGACCCGCACGCTCAACGCCTGGGACAGCCAGTACATGCTCGAGGCCAAGCCGCTGGCCGAGCTGCGCCTGGACCCGAGCAAGCTCAAGGCCTACAACGTCGAGCCGGTGGTGCGGCGCGCGAATGGCGGCGTCGCGATGTGGCTGGGCATGGCGCGGATCGTCGGCGCCGCGTGCCGCTGGGATCCTTCGAGCGGCAAGCTCAAGAGCGATGTGTCGTCGCTGGCGGTGGTGCTGCAGGACGAACAGGGCCGGCGCTACTGGCACCGCTCGGTCGAGCTGCGCGGCGAAGTGGCGGAGACCGACGAGAGCGGCAAGCAGATCACCGGCGGCCAGGTGCTGCAGATCGTCGACGTGGTGCGCCAGCTCGAGCTGCCGCGCGTGGTGATCGAGACCAACGGCGTGGGCGCCTTCGCGCCGGCCTGGCTGAAGACCGCGCTGAAGCAGGCCAAGCTGCAGTGCGGGGTGAAGGCCGAGCCGCAGGCCACGAACAAGAACAAGCGCATCCTGGAGGCCATCGAGGGGCCGCTGAACTCCGGGCAGCTCTGGGCCCACACGTCGGTGATCGACGGGCCGGCGTGGGAGCAGATGCGCGACTGGAACCCGGGCATCACCGAGCAGCCGGACGATCACCTCGACAGCCTGGCCGGCGCCATCGCGGAGACGCCCGAACGCATCGGGCGCGCGGTGGTTGTGCAGTCCGATGGCTGGAAACCGCCCGCGAAGGGGCGGGAGGATTGGCGCCCATCAGCGGGCGTGCACGAAGTCGAGTTGGAGAGCTGACGACGGCGGCCCGCGCTTCACGCGCGAGGCGCCCATGTCCGTCAATGCCGAAACCCCGATTGCAAGCTCTACCGCCAACGGCGTCACCACCTCGTTCCCGTATGCATTCACCGTTCTGTCCGCCGCCGACTTGGTCGTGCAGGGCGTTCTGTCGGGCATCACCACCGTCTACACCTACGGCGTGCACTACACGCTGACCGGACTGGGCACGGACGCCGGTAGCGTCGAGTTCCTGTCTCCGCCGGCCAACGGCACCGTGATCACGCGCTATCGCTCCAGCGAGCTGAAGCGAACCACCGACTACCAGGATAACGGCGACCTGTTGGCCGAGACCCTCAACAGGGATCTCGACGGCCTGTGGCTCGCGCTGCAGGAACTGGCGTCGGGCGCGAGCGGCGCGCCGGGCAGCGCCGAGCAACTGGCGGCGCTGCTGGCAGCGTCGACGGGGTCCTCACGGATCGGGCACATCCTCAACGCGGCCGGCGCCGTCGAGCGCACGGTGCAGTCCAAGCTGCGCGACACGGTGAGCGTGCTCGACTTCGGCGCCGTGGGCGACGGCATAGCCGACGACTCGACGGCGCTGATTGCGGCGCTAGCAAGCGGCAAGCCGTTGGACTTCGGCAGCGGCACGTACAAGCACACCGGACTCACGATCCAGACGCCGGGCAATCTGTACTGGGCGGGCCGGGGCGCCAGGCTCAATTACACCGGCACCGGGGTCGGCGTCTGGATCACTACCGCGCCAAGCACGAACGTCGCTGACGTGGTGGTGCAGGGGATCACGTTCTCAGGAGGTCAAACGCAACTCAGAGTCAAGGGTGACTCCGGCACGAAGGCGATCATCTCTAGGGTACGCATCCTGCAGTGCCAAATGCTCGGCACGCCAGGCGGAGCGGCCAACGCTGGACTGTTCTTGTCCTACCTCGATGACGTGGAGGTCGCCGGCACCTACTGCAATGCCTGCACCGATAACGGTATCTACACAGAGTTCTGCAAGCACGTTCGCGTACACCACAACGTGATCAAGAACTGCGCTGGCTCGGGCGGCATCACGGCGGCCTACAGCGACACGAACGTCCCGTGGATGAGCCAGGACGTGGAGATCGACTCCAACATCATCTTCAACGACGACAGCGCCACGGCAGCCGCCTACATCGGCGGCATCGATGTCGGATTCCTCACGGGCGCGCGCGTGACAAACAACGTCATAGCCAACCACCAGACCGCGCCGAGCTCGACGACATCGATCAAGACAGGCATCGTCGTCGACGAATGGCAGACCAACGACGTGACCCTCTCCGGCAACACGGTGTGGGCGCCGTTCGAGAACTTCGTGCGCGTCGGAACGGACGCCACGGCGGACATCCGCCGGCTGAAGATCGTCGACAACAGCTTCTACAACTGCGGGCTGCAGGGCATCCGTATCGACTCGTGCAACGAAGGGCTGGTCATCGCCTACAACGTCATCGATACGACGCAGCAAGACGCGATCTGGACGAGCACGGGGGTCGCGGCGGACACCAAGATTCACGACAACTCGATCCGCCATCCGTGCATTCAGGCCGTTTTCGCGACCTACGGTGCGATCAAGGTTAGCGGGCTGAACGCCAGCATCGAGAACAACCACATCGACTCCGGGCATATCTGGATCAGTGTGACCAGTGCGGTGACGTTGCCGGGCGTTTCGATCGACCCGTCGACGAACACCATCACCCTTTACTCGAACGGCGGATCGCTGGCCTCGACGAACTACACGAACCTCACGTTCGGGCAGGTCGCCGAGTGGATCAGGACGCAGGCCAACTGGGATGCCACGCTGTACGCGCAGGCTTCTGCGCCCTACGCGGCTGGCACGTCGTACGTTCCGAATCAGGTTGTGACATCGGGCGGCCTGCGCTATCGAAACATCTTCGCTTCGATCGGTGCGACGCCCGTACCGTCCTGGGTGAGCGGCGCGACCTACGCGCTGAACGCTCAGGTGCTGTACGCGGGCACTGTCTACGTGTCGCTGCAGAACGCCAACACGGGCAACACCCCGCTGATGTCGCCCGCATGGTGGACGCCACTCACGCTGGACGCGTGGAGTTCTGGCACGACGTACCCGGCCGGCACGACAGTCACCTACGCGGGCGGGATCTTCCAGTCGATGCAGGCTGGCAACTTGAACCATCTTCCAAGCGGTGGCTCGCCGTGGTGGCAGCTTGGGGCCTATGTGTACTGGCGGCCGATGGAGATCGACGGGGTGGGCAGTACGCCGTGCGTGCCATATCTGCGCCGCACTGGCGAGCGCAGCGGGTCCGTCGCGCGGATCTACGCCGTGCCAGCAGCGGGCCTCAAGCTCACGAGCTACGAGACCTACCTGGCGATCTACACGACCTACTCGCAGTCCTCAAACTGCAAAGTTCGCGGCAACACGCTCAACAGTGCCGTCTGGGAGTACCTGTCGCAGGGCTTCGGTACCGTGCAGCCCTTCTACGTCGGCTACCCGTACTTGTTCCAAGCGCCGGACACGCTTGCGGACGTGCAGGAGACGGGCGGCGGACGCTCGTTCGCGGGCTCGAAACAAAATTCGATCACCAACCCGACTCTGCTGCCGGCGAACCAGTATTACCTACCAGGCGACACGTTTATGGCGCCGACGGGTGCGACAGGGCCAACGAGATGGACCTGCATCGCAGGCGGCCTCGGTAGCGCGGCCGTCTGGGCGCCGCTGTACGCGACCGCTGCCGGCTACACCGGCGGTCTGGGCGCTGGCGGTTACACCGAGCTGACCGTCACAGTCACCGGCGCGCTGCTGGCCAACGAAAACAGGGTGGTTGTGCTGACGGACGCGGCAAGCCAGCAAGGGCAGCAGATCTGGGGCTACGTCAGCGCGGACAACACGGTGAAGGTCGCCTACTACAACCCGCGCGGCGGCGCATTCACGCTCGCGGCGCATACGCTGCACGTCTACGTCTACCCTGGGCCGATGGCCTCGCCGACTTGATCGAGGACGACGGGCATGGAGCGCATGGATGACGTGCTGGCGCACATGGTGTCTGTTGTCGCCAGGATCGAGGAGCAGGTGATAGCGATCCGGCGCGATCTGGATCGGCACTTCACGACAGAGCATCAGGAAATCGACGAGTCGCTGGTCGAGGTGCAGGCACTGCGCGCTGAAGTTGCAGAGATCCACGTGGCCGCAAAGGTGAGTCGCTGGATCGCTACCGCGGTCGCAGGGCTGGCTGGCGCTGCCATCTGGGCGATGGACCACATCCGCATGAAGTGAGAAGGGAGAAGATATGAACTTGCCGATGCTTCCGCTGGACAAGGCCAACCACGCGCTGTACGGCGCCGCGGCCGCCATCATCGGCGCTGCGCTCGGGCACATGATCGGGCTGGATGTGCGCCTATCTGGCGCCCTTTCCGCGTCCGTGGCAGGCGTGCTGAAGGAGGTCGCTGATCACTTCCTCGGCGGCGACGTGAGTGCTGCCGACGCGATCGCCACGGCCTGCGGAGCGATCCCCGTCGTGGTCGGCGCGTCCATCGCGCTCGGCTGGTGAGGAGCGCGCGATGATCCGTCGTGTCGCCGAGAAGATTCACGACGACCCGCCGACGTGGAAGGACTGGCTGCACGCCGCCACGGCAGCGGTCACGCTCGCCGCGGTGCTGGTGCAGGGTGGCCGGATGATCGAACGGATGGACGCGATCACGAAGGCTCTCGACGCAGATGCGGCGACGATCCGCACGCTGGGCGGCGACATGGCGCGCCTGCAGCGCGAGGTCGAGACCGGCAACGGCAAGGACGCGCTGCACGAGGAGCGCCTGCGCTCTTTGCAGCAGCAGCTCGACGAGATGCGCGCGCGGGTGCGCGGGCTGCGATGAGGAGATGAGGCGATGGAGCGCTGGTCAGTCTGCATCGTCGAAGCGTGGCGCGAGTACTGGCGCCTGCGCCGCGAGTGGCGCGAGGCCGGCTACCCGCCGCACGGCGAGCCCTACGTCTGGCTGCGCGCCTCGCGCCTGGCTCCGTCGTGGGTGCCTCACGTCGGCGTCGGCCTGGTAGATGAGCAGGGCAGGCTCGTGATGCGCTCGTTCGGCCCCGTCGACAAGCGCCGGCTGCCGTGGTGGAGGCTGTGGCGCGTGATCGTCTTCCGCGGCCGCTGGCAGGATGGGGACGCGCAGCCTGACCGAGCAGGCGAGCCATGAGCGCAGATCTGCCAGATAGCACGCTCTCCTGGCCGATCTGCTGGCCAGGCGTGGAGCTGATCGCGCGCTCCGAGGGCTGCAGGCTGCGCGCCTACCGCTGCCCGGCCGGTGTGTGGACGTGCGGCTGGGGTGAGACAGACGGCGTGACGGCCCGCACCTCGTGGACGCAGGCCGAGGCCGACCGGCGCTTTGCCGATAGCCTCTCCAGCTACGCCGACGAGGTGCGCGCCATGTGCACGCGCGAGCCGACCGAGCACGAGCTTGGCGCTCTCGTCTCTCTTGCATACAACATCGGCCTGGGCGCCCTGCGCGGCAGCACGGCACTGCGCGCTCACAACGCGGGCGATTCGCAGGCGGCCGCGCGGGCATTCGCGCTGTGGAACAAGGCGCGCGTGGGCGGGCAGCTCACCGTGCTCGCCGGCCTCACGGCGCGCAGGGCGGCCGAAGCGGCGCTGTACCTGCGCCCGGATGACGAGCTGCCGGCGCACCGCATGCCGCAGGCTGTGCAGGCCGAGAGCCGGATCAGCGCGAGCCCTATCGCCCGCAGCGGCGCGGCGGCGGCTGGCGCTGGTGCGCTCGGCATGCTCGGCGAGGCGCGCGACCAGCTCGGCGTGGTAGGCGCAGCGCTTGCGAGCGTGCGTACGATCGTCGTCGACACGCTCGGCGTGCCGCCCGAGGCGCTGCTGCCGCTCGTGCTCCTGGCCGTTGGTGGCGTGGCGATCTACTGGCGCTGGCGCCAGCGCAAGGAGGGTTGGGCGTGAGGGTCTGGTTACCGCCATCCGAGCCGCGCTGCCGGCCCGGGTGCGTGATCCGCGAGCAGTGCGGCCGGTACCTCGCCGAGATTCCGTACCAGCACGCGGAGCTGGTCAACTACGCGCGCGACCTCGGGGCCGACAGTGGCGGGTGCATCCATCGCCTGCTGCCCAGCGAGTGCGTGCAGCCGGCACCGGTGCGACGCGTGCATCCGCAGACGGACGGTCTCGTCTGATGGGATGGCGCAATACCCTGCCACACGACGTAGCTCACTGCCAGCCGACTGATTGCGCAGACCGTGAGTCATGCCTGCGGGCGCAGGCGATGG